CAACAGCTAAAAGCCAACTTTGGCAGCTTGCGGTTAAAGAGCGCCCAAGGCGATGTGGCCCGGTTTGCGTCTGACATATTCAAACTCAAAGCGCAAGTTATCTGTAAGTTTTACCCGCCTGAGTTGATTGTGGAAATGTCTGGGGTGATGAATACCCCAGAGGGCCAAGACCCGCAATTGTTGCAAGCCGCCATCCAGATGCTGTCCAGCGGCACGATTCGGGATTACCACATAACTGTGGAAAGCGATTCCCTTGCCCAGATTGATGACGCAGCCGAAAAGCAAAACGCACAAGAAGCAATTGGCGCTATTGGTGGATTCTTGCAAAACACTTTGCCGATGGTGCAAGGTGCGCCCGAATTGTTGCCGATGGCCTCTGAAATGCTTTTGTTTATGGTTCGCCGATACCGCGCAGGGCGTGGGTTGGAAAGCGCTATTGAACAGGCTATGAAACAGCTACAGGTTAAGGCGCAACAGGCTATGGCACAGCCCCCGCAAAATCCCGAAATGATGAAAATGCAAGCCGAGCAACAGGCCGAGCAGATGCGGATGCAAGCCCAGGCGCAAGGCGATCAGATGAAAATGCAAGCCGAGATGCAATTGGCACAGGCTAATGCCCAGCTTGAGATGCAGATGCAACAGGCCAAGACGCAAGCGGATATGCAATTGGAGCAGATGAAAGAGCAATTCCAACAGGCTATGGCTAACCAAGAATTGCAAATCAAAGCCCGTGAGATGCAAGGCCGCGAGGAATATGACCGCTGGAAAGCTGAACTGGATGCAGCTACTCGGATCATGGTGGCCCAGATTGGCGCTAAAGCGGGGCTGGATCAAGCGGCATTGAGCGCACAATTGGCGGCGGCAGAGGAAATTGATGCAACCCTTGGGGATGGTATGAGCGAGGCAATCAACCGCCTAGCCGATATGCACGGGCAGACGCTGGGACAGATCACCGGGGTCATGCAAGCTATATCTGCACCCAAGCGAATTGTCCGAGGCCCAGATGGTAGAGCAGCGGGTGTAGAGTTGATCACATGAGTTTGGTTCTTCTTGACCGGGTGCGGGAAACCACAACCACAACAGGATCAGGCACATTAACGCTGGATGGGGCGGTTACGGGGTTTCAAGGCTTTTCAGCGCTTGGCAACGGCAACACCACTTATTACACAATCCAAGGCACTACCCAATGGGAAGTAGGCATTGGCACGTATACGGCGGGAACACTTAGCCGGGATACTGTCATCAGTTCGAGCGCTGGCGGGTCAAAGCTGACCTTAACAGACGGGACAAAAGACGTATTTGTAACCCTACCCGCTGAGAAATTGGTAATTTCGGTAGCTGGGCGCACGGGTGAAGTGTCGTTAAGCAATACTGATATTAGCGGTTTGGGCACAATGTCAACGCAAAATGCCAATGCGGTGGCTATTACTGGGGGAACGGCAAGCCTAACAAGCCTAACAACAGCAACCATACAAGCTACAAATTCGGCTGGTTTATCCCTTAAAAATTCAGCGGGGACAACCCAGATCAACATGGGGGCTGGCGGCGGCGACAATCTTTCGTTAAATGTTTCAACAAACATTAACGGCACAAATGCCCAAGTAGACATAAGTCCAACGGGTACGGGCCATGTACACATGAAACCATCTGGAATGGGATCGGTAGAGATTGCGCCTACAAATGCCGGGACGATGGACAACATTACCATTGGTGCAACAACCCCGAAAAATGGCAGTTTTGTTGATTTGAGTGTTACGGGCATAATTAGTTTTGATGGCAGTCAGGGCACATCTGGGCAAGTTTTAACCTCTGCTGGCGCTGGCGCTACGCCTACTTGGACAACACCGACATCGGGTACAGTCACATCGGTATCTGGAACTTCCCCGGTTGCATCATCTGGTGGCGCTACCCCTGCCATTAGCTTATCGTCAGCTTACGGCGACACGCTAAACCCTTACGCTGTCAAAACAGCAAAGTATTTTTTAGCCGCACCCAATGGCGCTGATGGTGTGCCTGTATTCCGGCTAATCGTAGCCTCAGACATTCCAACCCTAAATCAAAACACCACGGGCACGGCATCCAATGTCACCGGGACTGTGGCGGTGGCTAACGGCGGTACGGGCGGCACAACCGCAGCAGATGCTAGAACTAACTTAACGGCGGCAAAGAGTGGGGCTAACACAGATATAACCTCGGTGGGCTTGACCACGGGCACAATATCCACGGCCCCGAGCGCCGCGACTGATATTGTCAATAAAACATACGCCGATGGACTGACTGCCAAATGGGGTGCATAAGTGTTTGGATATGCGGCCTTTGCTGAATTACCCTTTGCCACAATAGGCGCAGCGATAGAGCCGCCACCCCAAGAAGTCTTGCTGGGTGGGCACTTTGGTTTTGATGAGCGCGACAAGGACACTAAAAAGGTCAGGGAAGAAGAGGAAAAACGCCGGGTAAGGATTAAAACGGCACTCTTTGGCCTACCCCCCGAAGAACGGGAACTAATAACTAGCGCCCCCGAGCAAACCATCATGCTTGCGGCGCAGACAGAAATAAACTACGATAGAGTCATGCAGGAGATCGCGCAAATATCCGCAAGGATAGAATTTGAGCGAGATGAACAAGATTTTGAGGATTTATTGGAGTTTCTTTGAGAACTACTTGGGTTTATCCATCAGACGGCACAGAGCCGTATGAAAAGCACAATGCGCCCATGAACGAGGGTTTAATGGTCTATGGGGATTTTGAGCCATTCCGATCCCCAGATGGTCAGATGATCATGGGCAAAGCCCAATGGCGTGAGCATCTAAAGCGCACCGATACCATTGAGATGGGCCATTCTGATGTGAAGTATGCACAGGCCCAATGGAACAAGAAAAAAGAGCAGCACCGAGAGCGATTAAAAGGCCAAGTGGCTATGGTGCAAGAGTTTGACCGCCCCGGTGCGCCTATTGCACCACACAGAATGTCGGGCTTAAATGTGGAAATGGCGAATCGGTTGCATAATCGGCCTATGCCAGAGCGCAAAGAGATGATTAAAATGACCCTTGAACAAATGAAAAGGATGAAGTGATGGAAAACGAAGTTGTCGCACCCGACACAGTAGAAACACCAGCACCCGAAACCCCGTCAGTAGAGACCCAAGCGGTAGATGAGCCGCAAAGCCGTGCGGACACGATCCGCGAGGCATTATCTAAAAACCCCACCAATCGGGGTAAACACGCCGCAAGCCAACCCCGTGAATCTGGCAAGTTTGCGCCTAAAGAACCTAAATTCCCAACATCTGACGCGCCAAGCCGTGCCGAGATGCCCAAGTCATTGCGGCTTGAGTTAAAAGATCATTGGGAAAAAGCCCCGCCCGAACTCCAACAAGCCATTGCCCAACGTGAGGCCGACTTTGAGCGTGGGATTAACACCTACAAGAGCCGGGATGCCGAGGCCAAAGCAATAACCGAGTTATTCCAGCCTTATGAATGGATGCTGAGAAACGAGAATGCAACCCCAGCAACGGCAATCGGGCCATTGCTCCAAACGGCGGCATTGCTGAGAACGGGCACGCCACAGCAGAAAAGCCATGCTGTAGCTCAGATGATTCAGCAATTTCAGATTCCTTTAGATCAGGTGGCATCCTATTTTGGCGGTGAGCAACCACAAACCCAAGATAATCAATATAATCAGTTAGCGCAACAGGTACAACAGCTTACGGCACACATCACGCAAAGCCAGTACCAAGCGCAGAAACAGAATGAAAGCCGGGCACTCTCGGTTATCCAGCAGTTTGCGAGCGACCCCGCAAACGTGCATTTTGAGGCAGTCTCTGACCGAATGTTGCAGCTTCTCCAAGCGCCACAAGTGTTAGGTGACACAAGTCAAATGTCCGAACGCGAGAAATTGCAATTGGCTTATGACACGGCGGTAAGGCTTGATCCAACCACGGCGCAACAGATATATGCTCAACAGCAACAATCGATGCAAGCGGCAAATCAAGTTCAACGAGCAAAAACGGCGGCAGTTCAAGTGAGGGGCGCACCCAGCGCATCTCCTAGTTTTGTCACAAATCAATCTGACAGACGAGCCGTGATAGCCAATGCGCTCCGGCAAGTCGGTTAAAAAGGAGTAAGTTATGGCATACGCCAATAGTAATTACTCAGACGTTTTGGCAACCACCATTGAATCACGCTCCGGCATCGTTGCCGACAACGTGACCAAAAACAATGCGTTGCTGACCCGTCTGCGCGAGAAAGGCCGTTACAAGCCCTTCTCTGGTGGTTCGACAATTTTGCAAGAGTTGTCATTCCAAGCAAACAGCACAGCCATGTATTACTCGGGCGCTGAAACCCTGAACATTTCCCCTGCGGATGTGATCAGCGCGGCTCAGTTTCCGATTAAACAGGCAGCGGTTGCGGTCACGATCAATGGCCTTGAAATGTTGCAAAACAGCGGCGAAGAGCAAATCATTGATTTGTTTGATGCCCGTTTGGACGTTGCAGAGGCATCCATTGAGAACTTGATCTCTACTGGTATCTACTCGGACGGCACAGCCAACAACGGCAAGCAGATCACTGGTCTGCAAGCTATGGTGGTTGCAAGCCCAAGCACGGGTGTGGTTGGCGGTATTGACCGGGCAACTTGGTCATTCTGGCAAAACCAGACTTTTGACTTTTCCGGCGACCTCGGCGCAAGCGCATCTAGTTCCAACATTCAGACTGGTTTTAACCGCCTGTATGCCAAAACTAGTCGCGGCTCTGACGTTGTTGACTTAATCCTGTTGGACAATAACTTGTGGGGATTCTTTATGTCTTCCCTGCAAAACATCCAGCGTTTCCCCGGTTCATCGAAGATGGCAGAACTTGGTTTTGTTGCATCAAAGTACATGAACGCTGATGTGGTCTTGGACGGCGGTATTGGCGGCAACATTCCGACCTCTACTGGTTATTTCCTTAACACGAAATACATCTTCTTCCGACCCCATCAAAACCGCAATTTCGTCCCAATCGGCGATGAGCGCATGAGTACCAACCAAGATGCCATCGTGCGCTTGATTGGATGGGCTGGCAATATGACTGCCTCGGGACTCCAGTTCCAAGGCATCATGACTGAATAAGGAGCATAAAAATGCCTGATTACGTCACAGACGGAAAAATTGGTATTGACTTGACGGCTACCTATGCGTCAACCAGTGCTGGTTCTACGACTCTTTTTCCGGTCACTCCGGGAACGCGGGTCACTACCTCTAACAACGGCACTTACATTTTTGTTCGCGCCGAATCCACCATCAGCGCTTACGATGCGGTGATCATGTCTACGTATGGTGATAGTGCGTCACAAACGCCCGTTCTCCGCGCAGTACCTGTCACCACGACTAATGCCGCTGCTTTGGGTTGGAACATGGTTGGCTTTGCCCAAACCGCGATTGCCTCTAGTTACTATGGCTGGGTGGCATTGAATGGTGTGGTTAAGGTTAACTTGTTGGTTGCTTGCCAACCTAAAGTGCCGTTGTACACCACCTCTACCGCTGGATCATTGGACGACACTACTGTGTCGGCTGGTTTCATCCAAGGTATTGTGGCTAACACCTCGGCAACGAGCGCATCCGCGCCTTTCTGTGTGGTTAATAACGCTGGCCTGATGATGGTTGGTGCTGGTTAAACCTAGCCCCCTCTCACAAGGAGGGGGTTTTTCTTAATGAGTTTTTTACCTCTCAAGATAACTGGTAAATGTGTCGCAGATGATGAGACACTATTTACAAACATGGAATCCGCGATAGCGCGGGGATTGCCACAAGTCAAGCAAAGCGAACCCCCCAAGGATGGGACGATTGTTTTGGTGGCTAGTGCGCCAAGTGTCAAGGGACAGATAGAACTCATTAAGAAAATGAAAGCCCAAGGGTTGCCCATAGTGGCAATTAAAGGGGCGCACGATTGGTTAATCGACAATAGGGTGATGCCAGATTACGCATTGGCAATTGACCCTCAAGAACACCGCATTTCTTTCTATAAGCCCCAAAACGGGGTGCATTACATGATTGCCTCACAATGCCACCCGGCAATGTTTGACAACTTGGAAGGCCGCAAAGTCACGATCTGGCATCCTTACGTGATGAAGGGCCAAGATCGCCCCGCTAAGTCATTATTGATTGGCGGGGGGACTACCTCGGGTCTTAGGGCTATATCGTTGTTTTATGTATTGGGCTGGCGGCACTTTGCCTTGTTTGGGTTTGATTCCTGTAATGATGGCGAGACTCTCAGGGTCAACGGGGATGGGCTTAAAGAGGGCGACAAGCTACTAGAGGTCAGGATTGAGCCTGATGGTGAGCCGTTTTATTGCAATGCGTCTATGGCCTTGCAAGCCGAGCATTTCCAGACCTATTACGACTATCTGCCCGATGCTACATACGAGGCGTATGGGCATGGCCTGATTCAAGCAATCATCAAAAAACGCATGGAAAATGGCGCGGCATTGCAGCAGATCATTGACGAAGATCACAAGCCAAATGACCGGGTTTCGTTTATTCATTGGGGGGATAAGACCTCGGCAAGCTGGCGTTACCGGGCAAAAATACCAAGTGCGGGATGGGCCAACATTAACGATTTGTCGGCAGATACACTAATCTTTGCCAAGCCCCAAGCCAATGAATTGATGGACATGGCACGGGCTAAAGCCCGAGGCGCATGGATTGTGGTGGATTTCTGTGATGACCATTTTGATTGGACGCATTACGCCGAGGCATTGCGCCTTGCCGATGTGGTGACTTGTCCAACCGATGAGATGGCCCGTAGGATCAA